GCTTGAGACTGGGCAGAAAACGGTTGGCATTGTTGACTTACTTAAAGTTTCTTGGGATAATGTTTCTGATGCTATTGGAGCTGCTTGGGATAAGGCAAAGGGATTCGCTGATGTCATTACTGGTGGCCCCATAGTACGTTTTCTGGATAAATTTATGGGGCCATCCCCTACATTAGGTCTGAGTGATTTAATGGATGATTTAGAAGCAGCTGCGGTAGAAAATAAAATATCAGAAATAAAGAAAGCTCAGAGTGAATTAGAGCAACAAAGCAAAGAACTAGAAACGGCATCTAAAAATGCGCCAGATTATTCTATTAAACCAGCTGAAGATAATACTCCAGATAAAAAACTTCAGAAAAGATTAGATAAACTAGCAAATACAATTCAACGCTTAAAAAGAGAAAGCGAAGAATTTTATATGACATCAGACCAAAAGGCTGTCTGGGACGCTTTAGCTTCTGCTGGATTTAAATATGATGAAGTCCTTGTTGATATAAAAGGTAATGTACAAACTATAAATCCTCTATTTCAACAACAAGCTTCTGAAATAGCTAAATTAGCTTTGGCATTAGAATCGACGACAGGACCAATGGGACAGTTAATCTCAGAAAGCAATACTCTTCATATGGCTTGGATTAATAATGAAGGTTCGATAACAGGTTTCATAGATTCAGTGTTAAAATCAGAACAAGCTCAAAATCTAATGGTATCTAGCCTAGGAAATTTAGAAGACGAAATAGTTAATTTTGCAACAAATGGTGAATTTTCGTTTAAAAATTTTGCTACTGCATTTATTGAAGATTTAATTCGTATATGTACGCAAATGGCATTTACTATTCCATTAGCTAAAGCTATGTGGGCGGCCATTCAAGGGCCAACAGGAGCGACTAAAATGTCTACGGGTGCTGGTCCATCAGTTGATGTCGGAGCGTTACAAAGTAGTTTAAATCCGGGAGCGATAACTTCTAGTTCATTACCCGCCCTTGCTAGTGGTGGAACTGTAAAAGGGAAAGGTTCAGGGACAAGTGATTCAATACTTGCTAGATTATCTAATGGCGAATATGTTATAAATGCACGTTCTGCGGCACAATATAGGCCAATGTTGGATGCTATTAATTCCGCCCCAAGATTCGCAAAAGGAGGAAGTGTTGGCGGGGGAGATTCTGGAATGTTTGGAGGAACAAACATCCAGATTATTGATATGAGAGGAACGGATTCGCCTCCAGTACAAACTAAACGTGGCAGAGATTCTAATGGACAAGAGCAAATAAAAGTATTTATTAAACAAACTGTTTCTCAAGGATTTACTGAGGGAGCTTTTGATAAGAGCTTAAAAAACAATTTTAGTATTAGAAGACCTGCAATAAATAGAGGATAAAATGACAATTAACATAACATGGCCAGCATCTTTGCCAGACCGTCCAATGACTGATGGGTACGAACAAACTTTAAGCCGTTCAGATGTAATTGTAAGTGAAATGGAGACAGGTCCAGCAAAAGTAAGAAGACGTTCTTTAGCCGCTCCTAGACCAATCACTATGCAATTTGTTTTAACTATTCCACAAATAGATGTTTTTGAACAATGGTACGATGAAACATTAAACGGGGGAGCATTGCCTTTTGAATGGGTACATCCAATTAAACGAACACCTACCTATTTTCGTTTTACTAACCCTAAAGAAAAGCCTAAAATATCTCCTTTTAATAATGCGGGAACTCTTTTTGTCTTAAAAATAGATGTTTCTATTCTCCCTTAATTATTGACAAAATTGTTTTTTTAATATATAATTTTGTCAAATGAGAAACTTATCACAAGAAACATTAAATGCCATCTTTGCTCAGCAAACAGATAAGGCTTTTTATATCCTCTTAACTATTATTCCGGATGAACGTGAGGGGAGAGAAAATTTGTATGTCTATAATGCGAATGAGACAGAAAATGGCGAGCCAAGAAAAATCATGCACAAGGGAAATGAATTTATTGCATATCCCTTTGAAATAAATCTCCCCCCCGAAGGAAGTGAAGTAAGCGGAACAATAAAATTAACTATTGCTAATGTCGATAGAATAATTGTTGAAACAATCCGCTCTATCCGTTATCCTATGAAAGCTAGATTGGAAGTTGTCATGTCATCTGATTTAGAGACAACAGAGGCTGGCCCTTGGGAAATGAAGTTAACCAATGTTACGGGTGATGCTTTAACAATTGAGGGAGATTTGATTGTAGATAGATTTATGGATGAACCATTTCCTAAGAATAAAATGGATGCCAGCATTTTCCCGGCGATGTTCTAATGAGTTGGACAGATAAGTATATCGGAATTCCATATAAACCACTAGGTCGAGATATAAATGGAGTGGATTGTTATGGCTTATGTGTGGTTGTTTATAAAAATGAATTCAATATAGATATTCCTGAATATACACATATTGGAATAAAAAGAGAAAGCACACAAGAAAAACAAGATATCCTAAATAGAAATGTAAGTAATTATATTAAAGATAAATCAAAAGAACATTGGCAGGAAATTCCATTTAGTGAAGCTAAAGAATTTGATTTTATGTTGTTCAAAGTTTGTGGTTTTGTTACACATATCGCTTTGTGTGTAGGAAATAATAAAATAATTCATTCATTTAATGGGCGAGATTGCGTTATAGAAGATATATATCCTAAGTGGCAAGGTAGAATTTATAAGGTTTTGAGATGGCAGAAGTTAGATTAGTTAAAAACCCCTTTAATCGAAAATGTGACATTATTACAATAAAACCGGGAATGAATCTACAAGAAACTGTAGATGGTTTAGACATCGCTGTTTCATTAAAAAAAAATATAAAAGTATTTCGCCTAGATGATAATTTAGAGATTATTGAAGAAATAAATAGAGATGTTTGGCCCGAAACTTACTTAAAAGAAAAAGAAAAAATAAAAATAATTGCTGAGATTTCCGGTGGGGGTGGCGGAGGAGGAAAGCAAATTCTGACCATTGTTGCAATGGTCGCACTTGCTTTTGTAGTTGGATTTGCCGCGGGTGCGCTTTTGGCTGGTATAGGTGGTTCAGCTGCCGCAGGCGCAGGCGTTGCTGGCATGAGCGCCTTGCAGGCAGGGGTCGCGGTTGGTACTACTTCAGCCATTTGGGCTGCCGTTGGTGGTGTCGCTTCATTAGCTATGAGTGCCTTAATTAAGCCGCCATCTCCTAAGACCAATTCTGCTTCTTGGGGCGAAAGCATGCGCCATTTAAGCAATTCATCAAACCAGATGTCTCCATATAGTCCATTACCTCGTATATATGGAAAAACAAGATTTTCTCCTTATAAAGTTGCTCCTGATTATACAGAAATTATAGGTAACGATACTTATCTACGTTCTCTCTTTTGTTTTGGATATGGTCCATTAAAGTTATCTGATATAAAAATCGGAACCAATCCAATTAGTAATTATACTGAAGTTGAAATGGAAATAAGAGAGGGCTGGGAAGATGATAAGCCTATAACACTCTATACCAATACTGCCAGAACGTCTAATTATAATATTTTATTAAAACGAGATACTCCCGTTATTACAACTTCTCTTTCTGATGTAGATGAAATAAGTTTTGACATCCAATTCCCTTTAGGAATTTGGGCTAAAAAGCCGACTGACGGTTCGGGATTGTTTAATGGCGCCTATATTAATATAGGATATAGAAAAGTAGGCGATGAAGATTGGATTTGGTTGCATAAACCATGGACATTAATTACACATACAACAAAACCTTTTTCAAGAAGTTTTAGAATAAAGCTACCAGAAAAAGGTCAATATGAAGTATATCTACACCAATATTATGGTTTATATGGCGATGATGGCACCAATGCCGCTTGTCATGGTTATTTAACTACCTTTAGAAATATTGAATATAAAGAACCTGTAAGGGCTAAAGGTTTATGTCTAATGGCTATTCGCGTAAAAGCGACAGACCAATTAAATGGAACGCTAGATAATGTATCTGCTTTATGTGAATCATATGAAAAAGTTTTTACGGATATTAATCAGCCCCCACAATGGAAATTAAATAGACATCCAGCTTGGCATGTTTATGACATTTTAACAGGAACGGCTTGCGTTTCCCCATTAAAAGATGAACAAATAGATATACAATCATTAATAGATTGGGAAAAAACATATCCTAATTGGTTAGTTGACGTTGCAATAGATGGTGATTTTACTAGATTAGATTGTATTCAAAGTATGTGTTCTGCGGGGAAAGCATTTTTCTCTAATATTAACGGTAAATATTGTGTTATTTTAGATAAAGCAGGAAAACAACCTGTTGCAGCTATATCACCACGAAATTCCTTTGGCTTTTCATTTAGCAAATCATTTGAAAAAGATATTCATGGATTCAAAGTAAAATATATTGACCCTGATAGAGATTGGACAGAACAAGAAGTAATTGTTTATAATACAGGCTATAATAAAGATAATGCGACAGAGTTTGAAGCTCTTGATTCATATGGATGCACAGATAGAACAAGAGCTTGGAAATATGGTAAATATATGTTAAGCCAATATGTTCTACGTCCAGAAACATATACTGTTTCTCAGGATATAGAAAATTTGGCAGTTAATTTAGGGGATTTAGTTTACTTATCTAATGATGTAATAAAAGTTGGTGTCGGTTCAGCTAGAATAAAAAGCATAGATATAGATGACAACAATAGGGTTGCCGCAATAACATTAGATGATAAATTTTATCTGCCTAATTCTTCTACATATGCAATGATTATTCGTTCCTCATTCGGAGCATTACAAACATTTGCAATAGAATCTAATGAAGAACCGAGTGATTATATTGTTTTAACTAATCCAATACCAGAATCTATTGCTCCTCAAGGTGGAGAAATGGTTTATATTGGAGAGACGGATAGAACACATATAAATGCTATTGTCCAAGAAATAACTCCGGGAGATGATTTAACAGCAACGATAACTTTAGTTCCTGAAGCCCCGGAAATACATGATGAGACTGAGGCTGATATTCCTGACTATGACCCAGAAATGTCAGATATTCCTAACTGGATAGATAAAGCCCCATTATCTCCAATTGTAGAAAATATTATTGCAGATGAAAGAGCATTAATACCAGACTCGACCGGAGGGTATAAAGCAGCAGTTGCGTTCACAGTAAGAGTAAAACCAGAAGAAACTGTTGCAATTGATGGCATCCAAGTTTATACTCAAAATGAGGGAAATGAGATTGTATATCGAGATGTTTTCCCCTATACTGGACTAGATGATATTTCTATATCTAAAGTTGAAAATGGAGTTAAGGCTACAATAAAAGTAAGATATATAAGCAAGAAAGGTGTAGCTTCAGACTGGACACAATTTAGTGTTTTGGTTGAGGGAACTGGTAATCCTCCTCCTGATGTCGAAAATCTTGATAGACAAGGATATAACATAACTTGGAATTACGATAATAAGCCTTTAGATTTTGCTGGCTTTAGAATATATTATAACTATGGTAATGACCCTTGGAAAGAGCATGCAGTTAAAGCTCATACTCAAAGTTTATGGGATTCTCCTCCATTTACAACAGCAACTCTTCCCAAAGAACAATTAACATTATTTGTTGTGGCCGTAGATACAGCAGGAAATGAAAGTGTAAACCCAGCTATTATTACTTTTTATAATGGTGATATTGAATACGATAATATATTACAAGAATATGACTATAAAGAGAATGATTATCCGGGTATAATAACTGATGGATATAAATTTGACGGTAGTATATTTGCTAATGAAGACCAACTATTTTATAGCCCTGATAAT